AGTTGGACTTATGAGATACGCTAAAGGGGTTTGTTGGATTGGAGATTGTAGAATACCATATTCTGTAAATGACGATGAAAGAATTGGAAAAGGTTATTTGTGGGATAGTAAAGCAGAACCATTTGGTGAAGGTAAAACTTTATTAAATAAAGAAGGTTGGGATGTGAAAGGTAGATTCACACCCAACCTATTAGTATGTGATGATATGTTAAATGATGGAATAAAACCAAACAAGGGTCATAGGAGTAAATCAAAGGTTACTGGTTATGGTGAGTTTGGTGGGGGTAAAAGTGAGTATCACGGAATTGGTGAATATATGGAGGTTGATAGTAAGAGTAGGTACTACGACTTGGATAAATGGTTTGATAAAGTTATAGATGAGATACAGTAAAGGTGTTTGTTGGGTTGATGATACAAGGATTCCATTTGTTGATGAAGGGGATATTAAATCAGCAACACCAGGTTCGTTAAACGCAACAGGTGAGTTTAGTTTATTTGGATTAAAGAGTGGTAATGAATTGGACAAACAAGGTAGATTCACACCCAACCTACTGGTATGTGATGATATGTTAAATGATGGTAGTGTTACAAAACAAAGTAAAAGGACATATAAACCAACAGAACATACTGGTTCTTTATTTGGTAATAGTCCCCAAGCACACGGAGTAGGAATTGGTGATAGTGGTTCATCAAGTAGGTACTACGACTTGGATAAATGGTTTGATAAGGTAATAGACAACTTATGAAGATATCCACAACAATGGTATTTGAGGAATTATTAAAGTCAGATGAACTTGGTAAAAGAATTGTGGTTGCACAAGGGGGTTCTCGTTCAGGTAAGACATTTAATATCCTAATCTATTGGGTGTATAAATTACTTCAAGAACAAAACAAAACATTATCCATTGTTAGAAAGACATTACCATCATTGAAGAACTCCGTATTAAAGGATTTAATTCAGGTATTGGAAATGTTTGAGATGTATGACCCAACCAAATTACACAAACAAGAGGGTTATTATGAGTTAGGTTCAAACATAATCAACTGGATGAGTGTTGATGAACCACAGAAGATTAGAGGGGTTAAAAGGGATTATTTATATTGTAACGAAAGTAATGAATTAAAGATTGAAGATTGGAATCAGTTAATCTTTAGAACAGCAGATAAAATCATTTGTGATTTAAACCCATCAGAATTATCATCTTGGGTATATGACTTACAAGACAGGGATGATTGTTATTACTTTAAAACTACATGGCGTGATAATCCATTTGTGGATAAAAACATTATCAAGGAATTGGAATCACTTAAAGACAAAGATGAAAACTTATACCGAATCTACAATATGGGTGAGAAAGGACTTGCAACCCAATTGGTATTCACCAAGTACAACACCATTGAACATATACCTGAAGGATTGAAACTACTTGGTAGGGGAATGGACTTTGGATATAATTCACCCACAGCATTTGTTGAGGTGTATAAAGATGAAGACAACCTTTATTTCAAGGAACTCATGTATGTTAAGAGTATGACCATGCCTGATATTGTTCATAAGTTAGATGGACTTGGAATAGATAAGACAGATACAATATGGTGTGATAGTGCATCCCCACAGAATATTGAAGATTTAAAAAGAAATAGATGGAATGCAAAGCCAGTAAATAAGAAATCCATTCTTCACGGAATTGATTTAATAAGAAGACACCATATCTTTATTGAAGGTTCTTCAAAGAATATCATTAGTGAATTTGGTTCTTATAGATTTAAAGAAGATAAAGATGGAAACCTTCTTGATACACCTGAAGATGATTTCAATCACACGATTGATTGCATCAGGTATGTATTAGAATCAACCATCAATAAAGGGAATAGAAAAATAACAGTAATATGATAGAATTAGAAATTGAAGATAAGATTGTTCAGGTTAAACCACACCTTACAATTCAACAATACCAAAGGTTAAAAAGTAATGAGGAAAAATACCAAAATAGTTCGGTAGAAACATTATCATTATACACCGATATACCAGTCAATCAGTTGAAGGATTTACCATTAGAACAAGTCAATTTTGTTCAGGAGTACATTACCTCACAGATTACAACCAATTCAATGAAAGATGAATTACACAACATATTCACCCATAATGGAATTGAGTATGGATTGGAAAATGATTGGACAAAACTTGCTTGGGGTGGTTGGGTAGATTTGGAAGTATTCGCATCAGACAAGATTGAAGAAAATATCCATTACCTAATGGCGGTATTGTATCGTCCCGTGATTAATAAGAAGAAAGGGAAATACACAATCAAACCATATAAGGCAGATGATATTGAAGATAGAGCAAATGAGTTCCTTACCTTACCTGTGAACTATTGGTTTGGTGCAAGTGTTTTTTTTTTCATTACAGGGAATCTATATATCAGCAGTTTAGAGAATTCTTTGATTATGAAGAACAAAATGAACCAGATGATAATGAAGGGGTGGGAGATACTCCCAAAATGGGTAAAAAAGAAACTACCATTAGATTCTATTTTAATCTCACCTACCAATTAGCCACAGAGGATATAACAAAGATGGAGCAGATAGATAACCTGTCTTTATACTTATGTTTAAACATTTCTGCGTTGATGAAAGAAAGATTTCTAAAGCAGAAAGAAGAATTAAGAAAATTGGAAAAACAAACTAAATAATGAATGAGTATGTATCATATCATAAAATTATACAATTGTTTGAAGATTACCAAACATCACAAGAAGGTATTGGTTTAAACTCATTTGGTCATGGGAACATTGTTATGTTCGGTATGACTGAATCAGGAATGACACCCACATATCCCTTTATGTTTGTTACACCAAAACAAATTATATATGATGAGAATATTGTTACATATACAGTAGATATTATATTTGCGGATAGGATAAATGATGACATGTCCAATGAAATAGATGTTATTTCAGATATGGATATTCAAGCAAGAAGGTTTATGTCATATATCAAAAGGGGGATGAATCAAACTCCCAATTTATATGATAACATGGATTTCAACTTTAGTCAAAACTCACTTCCATTTATTGAAAGGTTTAATGATTATGTTGGTGGGGTTTCCGTTAGTTTTGATTTAATTATCTTTACTGATATCAACGCTTGTGATTACTATGTACCAGCATCACCAACACCATCTGTTACACCAACACAAACCGTTACACCTACGGTTACACCAACAAGTAGTTTAACACCTACTCCAAGTATTACGCCTACAAATACACAGACACCTTCTGTAACCCCAACAAACACAATTACACCAACTAATACTGTAACACCAACCAATACAAAAACACCAACCCCAACTCCAACACCAGGTCCTGCCACAGTTACATTCGTTGCTAGCGCTAACTTACAATCTGCTGGCTCAAGTTATACATTTAGTCGTTCAGTTACAACAAATACTTTATATGCGGTTTCAATACATGGTATGGATAGTGCTGGATTTATAACATCAGTTACATCTGCGACACTTGGTGGTCAAGCATTAGATATTGGAATTCAAACAGGTGGTGGTGGAACTGTAAGTTGTATTGCTTGGGTTAGATATACTGGAACAACATCAACACAAAACCTTGTAATAAACTTTAATACAAGTGCTAATAAATGTGCTTATGGTTTACATACCATCACTAAAAATATAAGTGATACACCAAACACAAGTGCAACAGCAGGAAATGTTGGAACATCTTTCCTTAATTTAGCAATTCCAAGTGTTGTTTCTAATTCAGCGGGAGTTGTTATGATGACATACAACGCAAGTACATCAACAGCAAATTGGTCCGCATCAAACCCACCGTTTATTGAAAGTTATACAACAGCATTAACAAATTCACCATATACAACAAGAGTTAGTGCTGGTAGATTAACAAATCCAACAGGTCCAACTTATAACATTTCAATATCACCAACAACCGCACGAAAATCATTGGTTGCCGTTCTTTGGAAATAACAAATGAAAACTAATACACAATATTTATAAAAAATGGAAGAGTATGTATCATACAACAAGATAATTCAGTTATTTCAGGATTATCAAATATCCCAAGAAGGAATTGGGTTAAACTCATTTGGACATGGTAATGTTGTTATGTTTGGAATGACAGAATCAGGTATGACCCCGACATATCCATTTATGTTTGTAACCCCATTGAATATTAGTTATGAACAAAACATTGTAACATATACACTTCAACTAATCTTTGCTGATAGAATTAATGATGATATGTCAAATGAGATTGATGTAATAAGTGATATGGATATTCAAGCCAGAAGGTTTATGTCTTATATCCGTAGGGGTATGAACCAAGACCCACCATTGTGGAACTATATGGATTGTAACTTACCACTTACAGGATTACCATTCCTTGAAAGGTTCAATGACTATGTTGGGGGAATATCAATTGATATGGAAGTGATAATCAATACAGATATTAACGCATGTGATTATTATGGATAATAACCTGTTTTTAGAAATACCAAAGATAATCAAGGACGCCTTACAAAAACAATTAAGGGTTCCAAGAGATTCTAAAACTTATGGTGGTAGGAAAAAACCAATATCAGGGAATTATCCAACACCAAAATCCCCACCAATCGCATCAGGTAATTTAATAAATAACATTGATGTATTTTGGAAAGATGACTTTGAATCAGGTACTCCACAATTAGTTGTTGAAATGCCAAGTTATTGGTATTGGGTTGATGTAGGTAGAAAACCTGGTAGATATCCGCCATTATCAGCAATTGACAGATGGAGTATTGTTAAACAAGGTATGAGTGGGATTAGGGACAAGGAAGGAAAGTTTATACCAAGAAAGACATTAAACTTTTTAAGAGCCCGCTCAATCGCAAAGTATGGTTATTACAAAACTGATTTTGTGAATAAAGCGATAAAGAATGTTATTGATGAAATAACAGAAAAATTGGGTGATGCGGCAGGACAATACATATCTGACCTACTTGACGAAACACTCGCAGTTAAATTAAATGTTACACTATAATGAGCATAACAGTATTACAACAACCACCATCATTTCAACCTGTTTTAACCAATGGGTTGTTTTATACAATTAGTGCCGATACAACAAACACTTATCAATTTAGATACACCTATGATGTGTATGTTGATGGTACTTTGGAGTTCAGCGCAAAGGCAACACCTAACCCTTATAGTAGGGGTATTGTTGATGTATCAAGGGTATTAAAGACATATTGTCTGAATAATCCAATAGCCTATTGGAATACAACTGAAATCTATCAACACCAAACATTCCCATTTAGCCGTCCTTCACAAAAGGAGACAATCAATTATCAAGTTTATTTTGGATTTGAGTATTCATCAACTGAACTTGGTGCTGTAACTGCATTCACTGGTAATGGATTGGTTGAAGGTAATCCTGGTGTATCTTCACCATTAAAGAAAGTGTTTAAATCAACGATGGGTGTAAATGGAAGGGCAACACAACAGGACTTTGACATGGGTCCATTTGTATTGTCTGGCTCACCAACAACAACAAACCCAACAACATCAGGATTATTCTTAACTAACTCACCAAGAACAAGAAACATACAGGACACAGAATATTATACCCTTGCTTTTACAAACTACTATTTGGATACAACAACCATCAGTGAACCATATTATGTTGAATATAACTTTTATGATGACCAAGGCACACTTATCACTGGTGTTACAGTTGATAACATCACAACAAATGGTGGTGGTCCAAGAACAGGTTGTACCCAAGTATATCAAGCATTACCATTTATTAACCCATCAGGTGATACAAACTATAACACACTTTATGTTGGAGCAGGTCCTGTAAATCTACAAGACATTATACCAGGAAATACAGCACAATATACAGTTCAATTGTTTGGTAAATTCACTGGTGCAACATCACCAATTCAACCAACACCGACACCTACACCAACTCCGTCATCAACGCCTGTTAGTTGTCCTTGTATCACCTATGAGGTGACGAACGCATCATTGGAAGCACAAGGTATATTCACTTATAGAGATTGTAGTAATATTGAACAACAATTGGTATTAAATCCTTTTGAGACATTCTTTGTTTGTGTATGTAATACGGGAACATATAGTATTGAAGGTAATTTAATTGTTGCTTACGATTCACCTTGTATTCAAACCACACCTACACCAACACCTACCCCATCAGCAACCCCATGTGCTTGTGGTGATTATGAGGTTGACGCAACATCATCAGTAACTTTAAACCCTGTATTGATATACACCTTCTGTGATGGTTCAGCACAAGCATTCACAATGACACAAGGTGTTATCTACGAAAGTATTTGTGGATGTGTTGGAAGTTTCAGTTGTTCTGACGCTGGTGTATCAATAACTTATTCAGGTCCTTGTTAAAAAAAAGATTATGGCAAATTATCCACCACTACCACCGACAACCTATACATTAGGAAACTGCACAGGATATACTCCCGTGTCTGAAATATTCACATTTAATGTTGAACCAATCTGTTCAAGAGCAGGTAATCCCCAACTACAGTTGATGTGGTTAAACAGATATGGACATTATGATTACTATACCTTTACAGCATCAAAGTTGGAAGGATTATCAATAGACAAACAGACATACAATTCTTGGGCTGTTGATTGGGGTTCAGCAAATCCTGAAAGATACCAATGGGCTCGTGGGTTGAATGATTTCCAAGTGACTATGGCGGAAACCCATGTTATCAATTCAGGGTTCTTAAACCAACCTGACTTTCAATATCTTCAAGAGTTATACACATCCAACGAAGTGTTTGAGATTACTGAAAATGGTGGATTAAGACCAATCAATGTAGTAAACACAGAATTTACAATTAAGAACAAAGGAAACAGAACAATCACCAATATTGAATTAACTTATGTGTATTCATCTGATATCGCACTAATAGGATTCTAATATGGATACTACCTTAATTGTATATCTAAATGACCAATGGAATAGATTGGATATTTACGAAGATATTCCAATTTCTGTTATTATCCAACAGGTGGATATCAATGCTTTGGATACAAGGAAATCACCTTATTCAAAACAATTTGTTGTTCCAAACACAAATAACAATGCAAAGATATTTGAGTTATACTTTGAGGTAAATGGAATTGACTTTAACCCACTTACCAAGATTGATTGTATCGTTCAATATAGGGGGACTGACATATTTACAGGTATTTTAAGATTATCAGCAGTTATTGAAAATCCAACCTATACTGATTATGAGGTTTATATTATGGGTAATGTGGG